CCAACTGTAGTGTCGGCAGGTACATCAAAAGTCAAGTCTGCGTTTGGTCTTATCACGCCATCAGACGCATCAGTCCACGTCACGGCCTGCCGTTCATAGGCAGGATCGCCACCAGTTAATTCCGTTCCCGTTTCGTCCACTAACCCGATATGCGTAATTAGGCTGGCTCCGTGATCCGCTATTGCATTGCGGTACACTTCTTCCATGTTAGGCATCTATCTCACCTTCCTTTAGCTCAGACTTTCTAACCTTTTCCCCCGAAGGGAGCTCAAACCAGCCCCCGCCCAGTTTTTTGGCTTTGGCCTTCGGCATCATGGCGTTTTCGGGGGGTTTAACAGAAGCAGTTTCAGGCTTGCCGGCTTCAACCTCGACAAGCCTGTTACCTTTTTTAATTATTTTCCTTGCCATTTCCACCACCCCTTAAAGTATCAGCGCGGAGGGTTGTTTGACGGGCTGGTGATAAGTATTACCCATTACAGCTACAACTGTCGCGTTTACTGTTCCGGCGTCCGTATCATCAAAGTTTAAATAAACATGGTCAAAGCCTTCGCCGAGTTCTGCAACATGAACTTCTGCAATGGCCGAAGCTTCCAGAACCGATACCCTGGTGTCGCTGGTGTCACTGGTAATTGATGCCTCGACGGTCATGTAGTCAGTCGGATCGTCTACCGTTACGGTTACGTCGTTAGTGGAATCGTCTGCTGTAACACCTTCAATAGCAGCGTTAATCTGCGTTTCAAGTTCGGACCCGTCTGAAAATTCGTTTTCTTCATTGTCCCCCGTTGCTTTTTTAGTAAAGACAACGCCGTTAATAGTTACGGTATCGTCGTCGTCCCAATCGTCGCAGTTCTCGATTACAATTTCCCTTGCATACTGCCCGGCTTCCAGGTCGTAGGCATCGGCCATGTCTTCTGTATCGCCATCTGTTCCTTTTTGCTTTACAGCTTTTATTGAGACATCCTCCGGGCCATCAGCTTTAATGGCAAAGTTCCCTGCATCTGCTTCTAACAGCGCATAAAACAATACACGCCGGTATTCTCCCAGCCCAATCTTCCCAGTTGTTTTAGACGCCCCTCCGATACTGTCTTTTTCAAGCGCAACAACAGGGGTTAATTCTTCAAAAAGCCTGTTCATACCATCACGTCCTTATTTAAAATTAAGGGAGGGGATTAACCCTCCCCTGTTATCTTAGGCGTTCTCTAATTGCACAAATGGTGAGGTTTCATAACTAGTCGGCAGCGGCCCAGACAGCCACGGCTTACCGTCAACAGTCTTAAACGCCTTAATTATCGTGATGTTGTTAGTAAACTTCATGTGCGGGCTGGCAGCTATCGCCACACCAACACCATCTTTAATCAGGTAGTAGCTTAAATCAGCCAGCACAAGCGATCCGGTCTGGTTCATGTCAGGAGAATGGTCGCTCATTACGACCGGCAACCCGAAAATACTTCCAGGTTGACCATCTCTTGCGTTAGGTTGCCACAGAATTCGCCCGTCTCCGTCTTTTACCTCGGTCATCAGTTGTGGTAGCACCCCACGGTTCGCAATCCATACGCCCCGGCGCCCACGGAAGCGGGCAAACATATTTACAAGGTCGTCATACTGCACCTTATTATCATCTTCCCTGGTTACACCTATTGCAGGATCGGAGCCAATAACTCCTCGCGGCTTCCCTACTCCGTTGCCGGTCAAGAAGGCATCTTCTTCCGCGTCAATAAGTGCGCCGCGCAGCTGGTTACGCACTACCTGCTCCACCATGTTGGCGTTACGCAGGAGCTTATCCGTTACTTCAACGTGTGCGGCTATTTCGTAGGGCTGGAGGGTTATCTGCTTAAACTCAACATCGGTCTGCGGTTTAACATCACCCTCATCGATCCAGGTAACGCTCGCACCGGCATACATGTTGTTATCGGAATACTTTAGTGCCGGTATCTTAAAGTCTGCCTCACCACCAGTAAAAACATTAGCACGTGGCCTTATTACTGCCTCGTCAGGGCTTACGGTTAGTATCTGGTCGGAAAACTGGGTAGGCACAAGGTATCCACCTTCGGAGCCTTCGCCCATTGTCTGCGAACCGACTTCGCGCCGCTGCAGCCTTTCGTCGCGCGGGTTGTTAATGACAGTATAAGCAAACTCGCCCAAACTGCGCCATTCGGCCTGTGTCTTTTCAGGGTCGTTGTCAGGATGGTTGGCCCGCTGCGATTCAATGCGCTGGATCTCTTCTTCTTCGGCAATATCTTTTTCAAGCTGCCGAATATCCGCCATTATTTTTTCTTTCTTTTCCTGCTCCTCGCTAGACAATGCGCGCTGTTCGGTTTCGGCTGCTTCTACCATTGCCCGCACATCATCTATGAGTTGGAACATTTTACCTTTCATATGCTCAATGTTTCTCATTTTTTTCACCTCTGCGATTGTGTTTTGTTTCCAGTAACTCTAGCTCCGCGAAGATATTATGAAGTCGATGCGCATCCCCACCGTTGTGAGTATCCGCATCGCCCTCGTCCTCCGGCAAAAGTCCCTGGAGAACTTGAATTGACGCATTTATTAAATCGCGGTCGCTGTCTGTCAGCGTTAAGCCGCGCTGCGCCCTGACTATCAGGCTTGTTAATCCATCAAAATCAAAACCCGCTTCCTGCAATACGGAGCGGGCTTCTGCGCTGGTCTGTGGATATGCCGGGTTGGTAACAACCGACACATCGGCAAGGACATCAACCTCAAATATCTCCCTTGTCATGGGATTGCCATCTGCCCATTTTTGCCCCTCTTCGCCTACACCAAAAGCAAAAGAGCACTGGTCAATTAGCCCGTTTTTAACTTTGTGGTATATCCTTTTGGCATCCTCGTCTTCTTCGCTTATGACGGCTTCAAACTTTAGCCCTGTCTGGTTTTCAGTCAATTTAAGTGATTCATTTTTTGACCTTGCAAATATTGTAGAGGGGTCGTGGTTGAAAAGTGCTTTAACATCAGGGTTTTTTTCTAATACCTTTCTAAAGCTCCCCGGCCTCAATATCTCCACAAAACCGCCCAAATCCTCTGACTTGCGGTTGAACAAAGCCGCGTAGCCGGATATAACCATCTTGTCCTCTTCTGTATCTGCCCTTATTTCCAGGTCGGAAACAGGTAAACGTCTGTGCTCAAGTTCCACTTTTTACAACTCCTTTCACTCGGCAACCACAGTGCAAACACAACCCTTATGGAGAGGTGGCTCCGTGGTCGGCTTATTTATTGGCATTCTTCCGTCCTCTGATTCAAGCCGGTCATCTTTAGATAAAAATGGTTGGTCTACCGAAACAATGCGTCCGTCCATCTCCTGGCAATAGGGGCAAGTTTCAGCGCCAACTGCCACCCATCTTAAACGCTGTATTCCAGCACCTATGAATACAGTTTTGGCAACTTTACTTGCTACTGCGGTAGTGCTATCATTTGCTATCTGCGCTGGTCTGTTTTCTTCCCACTCGCCAAGCCGTTCAGTTACGGTTGCTATGGTGTCAAGATTTTCTTCCTCTGCCTTTCTTATCAACTGCCTTATCACCGCCTCTGAACGTTCTGTATGTGCAAACGCCTGCGCCTGAACAAAATCGTCAACGGCTGTTTGTATGTCTGCTTCATCTGCCCCTACTTCCTGCTTGGCTAGTTCCCGGATTGTTTCTGATAGTGCCATAATAGCTGGCCGCATAGTTCTCTCAACATATGGCCTAAACTCCCGGTAGAAATCCTCCAGCCACTGCTCAAAGGTCTGCAAGCCCCTTTCTCCCAGGTGCTTATTTAATGCTCTTGAAACATTTGTTTTTTCCCTGGTGCAAACTTTTCTGGCCGCCTGAACAAAAACGCTCTCGTAGCTTTTAGCAGCTCGAGAGCGGGTTAACGCAGCGCTACGCTGTCGTTGTTCCGTCTTTTTTTTTAGGCTCCTGTCCTCTTGTGGTTCCTCTGGCTCTTTAGCCTGGTCCGCCGGTATCATGTTCATAGGCATGTAGTATATATCTCCCTGGTCGCCGGGAAGCGGGTTCATGTTTTCAAGCTCAAGAACATCATTCGCACTCATCCAACCCCATTGTCTTGCTGTTGCGTAAGCCTGGTATCGGTTCTGGATATTGCCCCGGAGCAGCCCATCTATTACAAACTCGGCAAAGTATTCGTCGTCTCGGAAGAGCTTATAATTAAACTCCTGCTCGATATTCACCAGGATTGGCCTTATAGTATCAACAACAAAGTCAATATTCTGTTCTTCTATATTACTGAATGTCGCTCTCTCAAGGTCGCCTATCTTGTGTAATTGGCTAATACCAAAAAGACGGCCTATTTCGGCCACCTGGAATTTGCGGGTCTCTAAAAACTGTCCCTCGTTTGGCGGTATTCCTATCCGCTGAAACTTCATACCTTCTTCGAGAAGCATTATCCTGTGTGCGTTTCCTAGACCGGCATATTTCTCCGGCAGATCTTTTACAAGCCGCTTGTATGCTTCATCGGATAACTTGCCGGGATGTTCTGCAATCCCGCTTAAATTCGCCCCCTGACTGAAGAACTTTGAGCCAAATTCTTCTGTTGCAAGACTTAGCCCAATTGCCTCTGCACCGGCACGAATACAGCTCATGCCGCGCAGCCCGTCAACGGAAAGATTTTTAATATGCAAGACCCTTTCGGAAGATAACCTCCTCTGTTCTCCGCTTGGCATATTAACATCGTAAAATAAATACCCGTTATTACCCCTTCTGATTTCAACCAACCATGGAGGTATAGGCCATATAGCAACAGGCTCCCCGCGCCTAAACTCTATCTCGTTCATCCAGTCACCGTATAAAAGCATATGAGAAACCCCTGTTTGCCGCCATTGGAAAGAACT